GATAAAGATTTACAAGAAAAATTAAAAGCACAATTGCAAACGCAATTAATGCAATCTCATACACAAGAATTAACAGCAGCAGCTAAAATTATTGAAGCTGAAGCAAAAGCTGGTTGGTTTGCATCTAGCTGGAGACCATTACTAATGTATGTATTAATTTTTATATTAATATGGAACTATGTATTAGGACCAGTAATATTATTTTTCTTTAAAGCTGTTATAACTATAACTCTTCCAGGAGACGTATGGACCCTTTTACAAATAGGTCTTGGAGGTTATGTGGTAGGCAGAAGCGCTGAGTCAGTTGCTAGAACAATGGCTAACAAACCACAACCTAAAGAGCAAGAAAATGGGTGATTGTTCTTTAAAAGGCAGAGGAGTAATTATGCGAGCGTCTGGAGGAATGAGTACTCCAGCATGGCAACGTAAAGAAGGCAAATCTGAATCTGGTGGATTAAATAAAAAAGGTATTGCATCGTATAGACGTGCTAATCCAGGCTCTAAGTTATCAATGGCAGTTACTACAAAACCCTCTAAATTAAAAAAAGGATCTAAATCAGCTAATAGAAGAAAATCATTTTGTTCAAGAATGAAAGGCATGAAGGCTAAACTAACTTCAGCTAAAACAGCAAGAGATCCTAATTCAAGAATTAATAAATCACTACGTAAGTGGAACTGTTAATATGATAGAAAGACTAAAAGATTTAATAGCTAAAAATTTTTCTAATAAAGAAATAGAAAAGAAAAATAATGCTTTACTTAGAAGCAGAAAAGAAGTTGAAATTAACGGTAATGGAACTTCTGGATACACTATTAAAGAAGGTTCTCATAAAGGTATAGTATTAGGCCACATAATTAGAGAAAAAAAAGTTATCGAATAGTGAAATATCTAGTTATTTTATTATTGCTTTTATCTTGCAATAAGATAGATTCTGAACAAATCAATATACCAGTATTAAAAATAGAAAAAAAATTTTAAATGATTAGAGGTGATAGTAAAGAATACGAATTAATAGAAAAAGCCATACATCATTATTCTCCAGATTCAAATTATATTTTATCTTTAGAAATAGGTGTTAGAGAAGGACTTTCTTCTAAAATTATAATGGACACTTTTAACAATCTTCATCCTAATAAACCTTATTATCATATTGGAATAGATCCGTATGGTAATTTAAAATATAAACATTACGATAATGTAGAAGCTTATACAGCTGACTATACAAACGATATGTATGAAACAGCTAAAAAAGATTTTATTAATTATAGAAATTTTTTCTTACTTAAAATGACGGATAAAGATTATATGGAAAAATTTTATGATGGATATCCTATTTACGAACAAGATAAACTACTTTGTGACAAATATGATTTTGTACATATTGATGGACCACACACTACTCTTGATGTAGTAAATGAAACTATATTTTTTGCACCCAGAATAAAAAATAAAGGAATGATTGTATATGATGATTATAAAACATTTGATTTTTCTTTAATAGAAATGACTTTAAAAGCGCATAATTTTAAAGAGCTATTAGTAGGAAGAAACAAAATAGTTTATGAAAAAAACTAAACCTAAAAAAACAAAAATAATTATAGAAAACTATATGCAACATTGGATAGAATCTACTTTAACAGGACATGTAATTAAAATTGTTGACGAAGATGATAATACTTGGAATATAGTATGTAATTGGAAAAGGTATAGAAGAACTGGTAGATTCTTTAAGAAATAATATGGATTTTGATACATTAAGATATATTCAAAAAAAGATAAAAGAAAAACGAGCTCTATACTGTGATAAAATTATCATAGGTGTTGACAATTTTAACACATATCAGTATATTATAGGACAAATCAGATCACTTGATGATCTGCTACAAGACCTAACGGACTTGTTAAAAAAACAGGAGCTAAATGACGACAACAACGCCTCAGGCGCCCGAGACTAATTCTCAAAATGAGAACGGTCTCTTAGATGCATATAAGACCAAAGAAGAGATAGAAAAACTTTATCTCGATTCATCATCTCTTGATGAAAAATTAATTGATAAATTACCGTCACCTACAGGATGGAGAATGTTAGTTCTTCCATATTCTGGACCTAAGAAATCCAAAGGTGGAGTAATCTATTCTGACGTAACACAATCTACAATTCAACAAACAACAGTAGTTGGTTTGGTTTTGAAAATGGGACCTCTTTGTTACAGAGACAAAGAAAAGTTTCCATTAGGTCCGTGGTGCAAAGAAAATCAATGGATTATTTTTGGAAGATATGCAGGCAGCCGTTTTAAAATAGATGGCGGTGAAGTCCGAATTTTAAACGATGATGAAATCATCGCAACAATCAATAATCCAGAGGATATATTGCATACATACTAAGTATAAAAAGGAGCTAAAATGTCAGACACGGAAATACTAAAACCAAGTCAGAAAACTGTTGAGTTAGACACAGACGGTTATGAAGACAAAGAAGTTGTTGTTCAAGAAACAAAAAAAGAAGACAACAAAGTAAAAATAGTAAATGAAGAAGTAATCCCAGACGGTACAGTTGTTAATCAACACAGAGATGATAAAGTTGATATACAAGTACAAGAGGAAACTGAAAAACCAAAAGAAGAAACTAAACCTCAGACTAAAACAGATGATCTTTCATCTTATTCTAAAGACGTTAGAAGCAGAATAAATGAATTAACTGGCAAAATGAGAGAAGCTCAAAGACGAGAAAAAGCTGCTCTACAATATGCTAAAGGTCTTCAAAAACAAGTTGAGGAAGTTAAAACAAGATTTCCAAAAATTGAAGAAAGTTATCTTAAAGAATTTGAAGCAAGAGTTGAATCTGATCAAGTTCAAGCTACTAGAGAATTACAAGCAGCAATTGAATCTCAAGATGCTGTAGCAATCTCAAAAGCTAATCAAAGACTTGTTCAAGTTTCAATTGAAAAAGAAAGACTTTCTAACACTAAATACATGAGACAACAGGAAGCTGAAAAAGTAAAAGCTGCTCCTAAACAAGAATTTAGTGAAGATCAAATCTACGCTAACATGCCAAAAACTAGCGAAAAAGCTAAGAAATGGGCAGAAAAAAATGATTGGTTCTTAAATGACGATATCATGACAGAAGCTGCTCTTAAGATCGATGCTCGAATCAAAGGTGAGGGTATTGAAGTAGATAGCGATGAGTATTATAATGAATTAGATAAACGATTAAGGGATTATTTTCCCCAAAAGTTTACTAACTCTCAACTACAAGTTGATGAGGTAAAACAGGAGCCACGTAAGATCGTTCAGAACGTTGCAACTGCTAATAGAAATCAAACTGGACGCAGGACTGTGAAACTCACCAAATCACAGTTGGCTATTTCTAAAAAATTAGGGGTGCCACCTGAAGAATACGCGAAATATGTGAAAAACTAAAAGGAGCTAAAATGAAAAAAGAAGAAAATAAAAGGGTTTCGCGCGAGTCTGATATTAGATCAAAGAATCTAAGAAAAAAAGATTGGACTCCACCATCAAGTCTAGACGCGCCTCCGCCACCAAATGGTTATAAACACCGTTGGATTAGAGCAGAGTCAATGGGTTTCAATGATACAGCAAATATATCTAAGAGACTCAGAGAAGGATACGAATTAGTACGAGCTGATGAATTAAAATCTCAGATCGGAGACAATGACTATCCAGTGATTTCTGAAGGAAAACACGAGGGCGTAGTTGGGGTTGGTGGCCTATTGTTGGCTAGGATACCTGAAGAGATCGTGGAATCGCGCAGAGAGTTTTTCAAAAGAAAAACTAAACAACAAATGGACGCGGTTGACCAAGATGTTTTAAAGGAACAACGACCAGAGATGCCTATCAATATTGATAGACAATCTCGAGTAACTTTCGGTGGAGGATCTAAAAAGTAATTTTTTAGAAAAAGCCATCGAGTTATTAAACTTTAACTTTAAAATAGGATAAAAAACTATGGCAAACTCACAAAAACCAATGGGATTAAACCCATCTAGGATGTTAGGTGGTACGCCGTTTAATAACTCTCAAAACAGATACAGAATCTTGAAAAATTACGCTACGGCGATTTATCAAGGTGATCTAGTAGCTACAAGCACTAACGGTACAATCGTTAGAGCAGCTGCTGGAACAAACCCTGTTGTTGGAGTATTTAACGGAGTGTTCTATACTGACCCTACAACACAAAAGCCAACTTGGAAAAACTATTACCCAGGTTCAATAAGTGCTAATAACATTATTGCTAACGTAATAGATGATCCGAATGTAGTTTACACAATCGCAGCTGACGAATCTTTCGCAACTGCTGATTTGTTTGCTAACTACAGCATAGTGGCAACGGCTGGAAGCACAGCATCAGGAGTATCAAAAGAAGTATTAGATGTTTCTACAGGAGACAGCTCTTCTACTTTTGTACTTAAAGCAATTGATATATCTCAGGACCCAGATAATTCTGACCAGACTGTATCAAATGTTGGTGTGCTAGTAGTAATCAACGCGCACGAGTACCGAGCTGGTACTGTCGGCAAGTCAAACTAAGGAGAATAAACTATGGCTATATCACGCGCACAACTAGTTAAAGAACTAGAGCCAGGTTTGAACGCTTTGTTCGGCTTGGAATATAGTAGATACGAAAATGAGCACACTGAAATCTTCGCAACTGAATCATCAGACAGAGCGTTTGAGGAAGAAGTTATGTTATCAGGTTTCGGTTCAGCTCCAGTTAAAAACGAAGGTGCAGCAGTAGAGTTCGATGATGCAGTAGAAGCTTTTACAGCTAGATACACACACGAAACTATCGCTTTAGCATTCGCTGTAACTGAAGAAGCAATCGAAGATAATCTATACGATAGATTAGCTGCTCGTTATACAAGAGCGTTAGCTAGATCAATGGCTAACACTAAACAAGTAAAAGCTGCGGCTGTATTGAACAATGCATTTACTGCAGGTCAATACGCAGGTGGTGACGGAGTTGCATTATGTGCTACTAATCACCCACTTGTTAGCGGCGGAACTTTCAGTAATACATTAGCAACTGCTGCTGATTTATCTGAGACTTCACTTGAACAATCTTTGATCGACATTCAAGCGTTTGTTGACGAAAGAGGATTAAAAGTTGCTCTACAAGGCAGAAAATTGATAATTCCAAAAGAATTACAATTCACTGCTGAGAGAATCTTAAGATCACCTCTAAGAGTTAGCACTGCTGATAACGACATCAATGCAATTAAGAATATGGGAATGATTCCTGAAGGTTACAGAGTTAACCACTTCTTAACTGACCCAGATGCGTTTTTCATCACTACAGACGCTCCTAATGGACTAAAACACTTTGTTAGAGCTCCATTAAGAACTGCGATGGAAGGTGATTTCGATACTGGTAACGTTAGATTCAAAGCTAGAGAGAGATATTCATTTGGATTCTCTGACCCTAGAGGAATCTTCGGATCAGTTGGAGCGGCTTAATCTAAATTAAGTCATTCAATAAAGGGGCTGGTGTTTACACTGGCCCCTTTTTCTTTTATAAGTAATTTACTATACATAACTTTCTGATCTAGACGCGTATAGTCGACGGCCTAGAGACTAGATTGGAAAAACTAGGAGAATAAAACTATGGCACTAACAACATTTTCGGGTCCAGTCCGATCATTAGGTGGATTTATTGGGGCAACTCAAAATTCATCAACTGGGGCTTACACTAATAATTTTGTAATTAATACAGATGGTACACAAGTAACTTCACCAGCACTTACATTACAAGGAATATCAACAGGAACATTAAGTGCAACTAC